AAATCCAGCCTCATTGTTTAGATATGTATTGCAACATCCAGCAAATGCAAAAGCCTTGCCAGATTCAAAAATTGATCTTAATGCCTTAATTGAATGGCATGATTATTGTAATGAGAATGGATTTACTTACGATAATGTCATTACAAGTCGCAGAAGTTTATTGGATGTATTAAAAGATATTTGTGCGGCTGGCAGATCCTCGCCAACATTAAAAGATGGGGTATGGACTGTTATTACAGATAAACCCCGTACTACTACAACTCAATTTTTTACCCCACATAATTCATGGGGGTTTGAATCAGTTAAAACATTACCTACTATTCCACATGCTTTTAGAGTGCCATTTATTAATAGTGAACAAGGCTTTCAGCCTGATGAGTATGTTGTTTACAATGATGGCTATAGTGCATCAAATGCTACTCTTTATGAGCAAATTAATTTAAATGGCGTAACTGTTAGAGAAGCAATTTATAAACACGCTAGATTTCATTTTGCTCAAATTAAATTGCGCCCTGAAACCTATACGCTTAACGCGGATATAGAGCATTTAGTCTGCACTAGAGGTGATTTGGTTAAAGTTAGCCATGATGTGCCAATGTGGGGTCTTGGATCAGGCAGGATTAAGTCGCGCATTACATCCACTCAAATTGAGTTAGATGAAGCGATGCCGATGGATGCAGGTGTGCAATATACAATCAGAATTCGATTGGTTGATGGCACTAGCGTTACTCGAACAGTAGTAGCTAAAGTAGCAGATGGATATTACACAACAATTGATTTGACCAGTTCTGTTACCACTACCGAAGCCGAGGATGGCAATTTATTTATGTTTGGCGCAATTGATAGCGCAACAACAGATTTAATTGTGCAAAGCATAGAGCCTATTTCAAATTTAACGGCTCGCATTACATTAGTTGATTATTCACCTGCCGTTTATGATAGCGATTCAGAGCCAATACCTGAATTTGATAGCAACATTACTTTGCCGCCTACATTGTTGCAACAAAAGATTTATGTAAACCCTACAATTAGCAAAATAGTTAGCGATGAATCTGTGATGATGGTTTTATCACCTAAAGATTTTATGTATCGCATTAAAGTTTCATTTACTAATCCAGCTCAATTACCACTTATTGCAAAATTTGTAGAGGGGCAAATAGATTATTCCGATGATGCCGCATTATTATGGCAAACGACAAAAAGTGTGCCAATTAGAGATGGTTGTATTTATTTTGAGGATGTACAAGAATCCAGCGATTACAAAATGCGTTTGCGTTATGTGACCGATGATGGTCGTGCTGGACCATGGGTTTATTCAAGCAACCATACCGTTGTTGGAAAACTAAATCCACCATCTACTCCAACTGGCGTAAGCGCATCGGTTGTTGATAATCAAATAAAATTGCAATGGGCTGATAATCCTGAAGTTGATATATATGGCTATGAAGTGCGGACAAGCAATTCAGGATGGGGCACTGCTGGATATGTTTACAGAGGCGTTTCGTCAGAATGTTTGGTTGCTGGGATAAGTCAAACTTATTATATAAAATCAATTGATGTTGTAAATTTATATAGCACCAATGCCGTATCTTTTACATTTACTATTAATGCAGTTACACCAGTTGCAACAATTAATTATGAATTTCAAGATACAAGTTTAACTAATGCAAGCATTACATTGGATTGGACTGATGTAACTCCGCAGTTTGGATTAAGCCATTACATTGTTGCTTATGATTCCGTTACCGTAACTGCTCGCACATCAAAAATCATATTGCCTGCAAATTGGATAGGTAATAAAACATTTACTGTTACCACCGTTGATGCTAATAACAATCAATCTACTGCAACAAGTTTATCTGTCACCAAATTATCACCTAATCCAGTTTCAAACTTACGAGCACAAATTATTGATAATAATATTTTGCTTTACTGGGATTTGCCTGCGGCTACAACATTGCCTGTGCAAGATGTGTTATTGAAAAAAGGCGCAACATGGGCTACGGCTACTGTTATTGGTCATAAGTCAGGCGGATTTACTAGCTTATCTGAAGTGACTGGCGGCACATATACTTATTGGGTTGCCGTTCGTGATACGGATGACAATTACTCAACTCCACATAGTATTTCTACCAAAGTGAGTGAGCCACCTGATTTTGTATTTCATGCGTCATATTCAAGTGATTTTAGTGGAACTAAATCATCTGCCATAAATGATCAAGGCGGAATATTAATTCCAGTCAATACAACCGAAACATGGACAGACCATTTTGATGATAGATCTTGGACTGATCCTGCGGATCAAATTGCGGCTGGTTATCCTATATTTATTCAGCCAAGTGCAACCAGTGGTTATTATGAGGAAGTGTTTGATTACGGAACTATCCTAGGAAGCAGTCAAATTACTGTTACTTATACTGGCGATACCATTGCCACTACTGCTACCGTATCGGTGGATATTTCCGTATCGGATGACAATGTAACTTATACAACCTATAATAATGTAACTTCGTTATTTGCTAGTGCGTTTAGGTATATAAAAATTAAATTTAATGCAACAGCTAGTGCGACTGGCGTTTATTTATTAAATTCATTGGATGTTTTATTAAATGCAAAATTAATTAATGATGCTGGAACTGCTAGTGCTGTTTCAACTGATGCCAGTGGCACTGTGGTTAATTTTAATAAAGAGTTTTTAGATATATCAAGCATTACTGTTTCACCAAATGGCACTACTTTATTAACGCCTGTTTATAATTTCCAAGATGCTATAATTACAGGCACTTATTCAGTCACTAGCAATGTGGCAACAATTAATGTCACTGGACATGATTTAATTGCTGGACAAAAAGTAAGGTTAAATTTTACAAGTGGAACTGCACCAAATGGAGTATATGCCGTTGCTAGTGTTGTCAATGCAAATCAATATACTGTAAATATAACAACTGGCAACACAAGCGGAAACATAAGCACTTACCCTGAAGGCTTTAGAGTTTATTTATTTAATAGTGCTGGCACAAGAGTTAGTGGAACTATATCTTGGTCAGTAAAAGGATATTAAGATGGCAGACCATAGCAAACCAACCAATACAAGTTTTTATACAGACTACACAACCGAGATTGATGCTCGATTTGATGATATAACAATTGGTTTAGATCCAGCATTAACTACGGCTACTAATTTACCAACTGGTGCAATCAGATGGAATAGCGCATCAAATAAATGGCAAAAATGGAGTGGCAGTGCTTGGGGCGAATTGAGTTCATCATTTGTATTTCCTAGTATTACATCATCATCGTTAACATCAGGTCGTGTTACTTTTGCCTCTACAGGTGGCTTATTAGCTGATAGTGCTAACCTTACATGGGATAATATTAACGCTCGCTTGGGTATTGGTACAGGAAGCCCATTAAAACAATTTCAAGTTAAATCCCCAAATACTATAGCAGAGTCAATTGCTCTTATAGGTAATGGCAATACACAATATGGGTTTGAATTTAAAACAGACGGCAATCTGCTTTGGAGCATAAACGTATCAGGTTCAAGAAATTTAGGGTTTCAAACTAATGACGTGGAACGTATGCGTATTGATTCTGCTGGTAACGTAGGGATTGGTACTGCTAGTCCTGCATATAAATTAGATGTATCAAAAGGGTCTAGTGGGGTAGTTGCTAAATTTACAGGTGGAACTTCAGCTTATATTTATGCTGGTGGTACTGATGTTTATTTTGCTGGGGATACTTCTGGAAATGATTCGTATGGAATAAACTCAACAAGTCACTTTTTAAACTATTATACTAATGGCATAGAACGTATGCGCCTAGACTCATCAGGCAACCTAGGTCTAGGTGTAACTCCTAGTGCTTGGAGAAGCACTCAACCAACAATTCAAGTAGGTACAGCTTCTTTTGGTGCATACAATAATATTTTAGCTAATTTTGGACAAAATATGTATGTAGATTCATCAAATGTAGAAAGATATATAACTTCTACATGGGCATCTCAATATTATCAATACTTAGGTGCGCATACATGGAGAACAGCTCCAATAGGTACAGCAGGTAACGCTATTACCTTTACCCAAGCAATGACACTAGATGCTAGTGGTCAATTAGCTATTGGTAGAACAACAGCAGGGACAATGCTTGATATTGAGAAGGGCGGTGCTACAACTAATGCAACATCAGGAATAGTTACACTAAGAACTTCAACATCTGGAACAGCGGCTGCTGGATTAGGTAGTTATATAAACTTCGTGACTGAAAATAGTAATGGTACGCAGTACGAAACAGCATATATTGGGGTTGCTACTGAATCATCTACTGCTGCTGATAAAGACGGATATATATTTTTTAGCACTGCCCTTAATAGTGCTAATCCAGCAGAACGTATGCGTATTGACTCTAGTGGGAATTTGTTGGTGGGAAAAACTGCTTCTAATGATAATGTTGGTACTTTGATAACGCAAGGCGGACTTCTATATGTTGTAAGGAGTGCAGATACTCCTGTAGCAGTAAATAGATTGTCAAATGATGGGCAATTAATAGCTTTCTATCAAGCCACAATTTTAGAAGGAAACATATCAGTATCAGGAACTACTGTTTCATACAATGGCGGTCACTTAGCACGATGGTCACAACTTCTTGATAACAATAAAGATACTACAATCTTAAAAGGCACAGTCCTTTCTAACCTTGATGATATGTGCATTTGGGAAAAAGACGGTGTAGTTGCTGAAAATGAACAGTTAAACAAGATGAAAGTATCAGATGTAGAGGGCGATACTAATGTTGCTGGCGTATTTGTAAACTGGACCATTGACGATGTTTATGGTGTAGACGATATGAATGTGGCTATGACAGGCGATATGATTATCCGAATTGCACAAGGGGTGACAGTTGTACGTGGTGATTTACTGATGTCTGCTGGCGATGGTACTGCCAAGCCACAGGATGACGATATTATTCGTGCTAAGACAATTGCTAAAGTAACATCAACTCATATTACTTGCACTTACGAAGATGGTTCATATTGCGTACCTTGTGTATTGATGGCTTGCTAAATTAAACAACAAGCAATGATAGACGAATTAAAGGCTAAAGTGGCTGCCTTAGAAGCTGCTTAAATTTAATAGGAGAACATAATGGCTGAAACCAAAAAAACCACCATTACTGTTGACGATGTAGATTATGTTTATGAAGACATGACTCCACAACAACAAGCGATGGTCAACCACATATCAGACTTAGACCGTAAGATAGGCACAAGTCAGTTTAACCTAGACCAATTGAATGTAGGAAAGAACGCATTTGTAAATTTGCTCAAAGAGTCATTAATTGAAAAGGCAGTAAAATAATATGGAAAGTCTGATAGCGATAGCTAATTCTTTTTTTGCAAAACTATACATACCTTGTCTTGTACCTGCTGATAAACAGGCTCATGCGTTATCAGGCTTTATTATTGCCATATTTTTAACCCCTTTTGTTGGTGCATACTCTGTAATGGTAGTCGCTATAATAGCGTTACTCAAAGAGATATACGATTACATAAATAAGGACATTCATACCCCAGACTTTTGGGATTGGTTGGTAACTGCACTAGGTGGCGTAATTGGTTTTATTGTAGTAACTTTATTGTAAATTTTTAGGTATTTCATCATGGACAATCAATCAATCTTAAACATACTTTTATCATCATCATCACTTGTTTTGGGTTGGTTTTTGCGTGAGATGTGGGCGGCAGTTAAAGAACTAAAAATGGATCTATCTAAATTGCGTGAGGAATTACCAAAGCAATATGTAGCCAAAGATGATTACCGCCAAGATATTAGAGAATTTAAAGAGATGCTTAATAAGTTGTTTGATCGTTTGGATACTAAGGTCGATAAATGAAACAATCATTTATAAACAAAATTGTATTGTGTAAGCAATGCCGTCATGCCTTTATTATCAATGAGCAAGGATCAGAGGATACCTGCGATTCCTGCTTATCTGAATTTGAGATTCGTGGCAGATTAGTTGATGAGTTCAAAAACGAAAACGATAGTGCGCCAGAATAATGTCAGTCGTTAAACTTAGAGGCAGGTTACAGGATTATTTTGAACACATGACAGGTAAGACTATTGATATGGTTGCCATATTTGATGGCGAATTAGTCATATTCTTAGATGATCAGTCAGAAGTTTGCATATTCCAGAATGATGATGGTCTAGCTATGCAAATAAACGAGAGCGTAGAGCCAGATGATTAACTCACGCAAAATAGAGGATCTGCATCCTAAAGTTGCATTAATGTGCAAACAATTCATTCTCAAGTGCGATAAAGCTGGCATTGATGTCATTATCACTAGCACATACCGAGATTTTGAATCACAAACTGCCCTATTCAATCAAGGGCGCACCACTGCTGGCAAAAAGGTAACTAATGCTAAAGCTGGTCAGTCATTCCACAATTACAAAGTAGCATTTGACTTCGTGCCAGTTATTAATGGCAAGCCAGTTTGGACTGATGATGGTGGATTATTTACTAAATGCGGTACTATTGCGGAATCTTGTGGATTGGAGTGGGCTGGTCGCTGGACAAAGTTTAAAGAATTGGCTCACTGTCAATACACTGGAAGTTTATCATTAAGAGATTTTCAACAAGGAAAAACATTATGAAAACATACTTATTAGCACGATTATCTGAAGCCTCTACATGGCGAGGTCTAGCCGCATTATTAACTGCGATTGGAGTTACGCTATCACCAGAACAAACAAACGCCATAGTGGGGCTAGGATTAGCCGTCATTGGCGCATTAGGTGTATTCACTAAAGACAAAGCCTAAATGTTTAACTTAATCTCTATTATTGATCGACTTTTAACGCTACTCGTTAAATGGTCGATTGATAGAGAGCAAGCAAAAGCACAAAGAGAGCGTGATGCCTTACATAAAAATCCTGCCAATTGGTTTGCTGATCATTTTGACGGCTTGCCAGACTCAACAGACAATCAAACCAACAAAGCCAATTCTACAAATACTACCCCAGAATGATGGTGGTATCTGCTTGGACAGGGATAGCACTGCCAAATTGGGTGAGTATATTCTCGAATTGGAACGCAGATGAAAATTGATGAGCAACTAAAGCAGTTTGCTACTGAAAGGCAGATAGAATATATTGATGCCGTCAATAAGTATGGCTCACTGCAAAATGCCGCAGATCGATTAAAAGTCTGTAAGGGATCAGTGCAAAACGCCATTGATCAAGTAAGGCGTAAAGCGGCAGTGCGTGGATATGCCCCAGATGCGGATATGACTAGGATAACCCCTGCGCCTTATGTTGTGAGGGGGACGAGTAACCTTTATGATGGTGATGGAGTATTAAAAGCCTCATGGGTTAAGACTAGGCTAGATGATGATCAATTCCAGCAGATGCTACTGGATGCCATAGAGGGCTTTAAAGACGAGATACCTAGAGTATCAATGCTTGCCCCACCACCATTAGGCAATAGCAATATACTTAACTGCTATGTGATTACTGATTATCACATGGGGATGCTAAGTTGGAAACCAGAAACAGGCGAGGACTGGGATCTCAAACTGGCAGAGGAATTAATAGTCAAATGGTTTGCTCAAGCCATTGTGCAATCACCAGATGCCGATACTGCCGTATTCGCCCAGATGTCAGACTTTTTACACTTTGATGGTATGGATGCGGTAACGCCAGCCTCAAAACATCTGCTAGATGTTGATACTCGATTCGCCAAGGTAGTTAGATCAGCGATTAGAGTATTGAGAACTGTGATTGATATGTTGCTACAAAAGCACCAGAAAGTGCATATTATCATGGCAGATGCTAACCATGATCCAGTGAGCCAGATCTGGTTGCGTGAGTGGTTTAGCGTATTGTATGAGAATGAGCCTAGGATTACTGTCGATAAATCACCATCACCATATAATGTCTATGAGTTTGGCAAAACTGCATTATTTTTCCATCATGGGCATAAGCGCAGGGTAACTAATGTGAGTGAGGTATTTGCCGCTCAATTTAGAGAGGTCTATGGTCGCACCAAGCACGCATTTGCTCATACTGGGCATCTGCACCATCTCGATGTTAAAGAAAATAATCTTATGATAGTCGAACAGCATAGGACACTAGCCCCTGCTGATGCTTATGCCGCTAGGGGTGGATGGATCACTGGTCGAGATGCCAAAGTCATAACCTACCATAAAGAGTTTGGCGAGGTCAGTCGATTAACTATTAACTCGGATATGCTCAAATGATACTGTGGCAAATGAAGCGGCTAAATGGCAAAGCCTTATGGATAGGCAGGCATTTTAAGGTTAGGCGATCAGATAAAAATGCTAGGTTCTATGGCAAGTTACAAGCCAAGCGGCATAAATAATGGTTTTCCGTATTGCATCGTGTTTATAAAAGAGCAGAATGTGTACATGTGCACATCGATGTGTACACTCAATCGACTTAAGGAGATATACCATGTGGACAACTCCATCAGCTACGGAAATGCGTTTTGGCTTTGAAGTTACTCTCTATGTAATGAACAAATAGTCTAAACATTTGTTTAAACATTCCCACTTCGGTGGGATTTTTTTTGCCTGCAAATTATTTTTAATTATTTTAACTAAAACGATTGACTGACTTATAAAGTTTATATAATATTCAGTTATGCCAGTTCGGCATTGAAACGAAAAGGAAACTAAAATGAAATACGCAAATCACCATGGTTATTCAGATGTAAACCCTTATGAAATCATAAGCCATGTATCAGAAAAAACTATCGAAATCCGCGCAATGGATGCTGAAAAAAATCCCGATGTTAAAACATCATTTCAAATTGGTGGATTTTCTGCTCATAGCGATAATGCTCAAGAATGGTTTATTACATCAAATGTTGAACGCCCGATCATTAGAATTAGAAAAAATGTAAAAGGTATTTGGCAAGATAAGTATCGGAACAAATATTACTTATCAGATAAACCTTGTAAATTTTACGACTATAATTTTTAATCCAAATGGGGCGCAAGCCCCTACTGAACGAAAGGGAAACTATCATGCGTTATCAAGTTACTAAAAGTTTTATTGCTGGTATTTTAAAAGGTCAACAAGTTACTGAAATTACCAATGTGCCATTCAAACTTGGCAAAGAATATAAGAGCTGTGTCAATTCATCTATTTACTTAATTGTGGATGTAAAAAGATTGACAACATAATAATTATTCTATAAAGTGTAGGTATAGCAATTTGCTATTGAAACGAAAAGGAAACGAAAATGGGATTACAAACTATTCAAGTGTGTGGCGTAGATTTAGATGTTTACTATGATTGCACTATCACAAGAGATCCGTATGGAGTTGGTGATTCACCTACCGAGTATGAGGTCGAAATTCAAGC